TTGTTCATCAAATTCAGCTTCTTGTTCCATTGTGGCCACTTTATTGCCGTGGTCAGGATGCTTTAAATAAATAAGGGGCATATTTTCTTTAGTTAGATAGGGGCCGAAGCCCCTATGTATTACGATGCGCCGTGAATAATAGAAAAGTTAATGATTACTGCTTCAGAATATGAAGTAGCAGCGGTTAAATTTCTTAAAGTAATCAAAGCAGAGCCAGCAGCTAAATACGAAACGTAAGTAGTGTAAGCCCCAGCAGCGCTACCAGTAGTATTACTAGAAACACACACAACAATTGTGTCATTAATGGATATTGTGTTGTTGGTCAAAATAAACGACACAGCGGTAGACCCAGCCAAAGCGGCGTTGCTCATTGTAATGCGGCCCGCAGACTTGTTCAGAGTTACCCCTGTAGACTTGTCTGTTAGCTGAGTTACAGCGCCTTGTGCTGCTGCTGAATAGCCAATTTCGGTTGTAGCGTAAACGGTAGTTCCAACAACTGTAGATGGCGTTGACGAACCGATTGTGCTGCTATCGATTACTGCGCCGCTTACGGTAGTGCCAGAAGTTAATTCGGGGTCGCTAAACGCAACACCAACAGGTTTTGTATTTGCCATAATTTTTCCTTAAAAAACCTGCCCCGAAGGGCAGGGTATTACATTAACCAGCAATACGGTAGAAAACATAAGTTGCCTCAGCGGTCTTACGAACGCGCCAAGTACAAGCAGTGTTTGCTGAAACGGCTGCTACACCAACTAATGTACTACCTGTACTAGCGGTTACTGTAGCGGCGTTTGTTGCGCCAATATTGATAATATTGAAATCAAACGAACTATTTACTTTCATGCTGCCAAAAGCAGTATCTAATTCAGTACCAGTAGGTACGGTCAAAGTTACGGCAGCGCCAGTGTAAGTAATAATGCCCGTTGCTAATTCAGCAGCAGTTAAAACTGCGGCGGCTGTTTTAGCTGTGGGGGCTGTTTGAGTCCCCATAATAATTTCATCTAAATTACCATCACCAACTTGGTAACCATTTGATCCATTTGGAAGTGCCATGATATGTTTCCTTAAAAAATAAGTTTAAAAGCCCCCGCTTGCGCGGGAGCAGTTAGATTAGCCAAAAATACGGCAGGCCATCTGTGGACGAATTGTGCTAAAGCCATACAGAACGTCAATACGGCAAGGTAAACGGTCATTATTGATATCGTACTGACGTACAACACGCATAGAGATACCGTTATGAACTTGGCGGGAAGCCATGTCAACACCTTGTGGTAACAACAAGTCAGCGGTCGCAAAAGTGATCGCATCTTTGTGGTAAACCAAGTTTTGAGCGTACTGGCTAGAAGCTGAACCCAACATTGTTACTACAGCAGAAGCTTGTGGGAATGAATCCACAGTTGCCAATGCGTTAGCAGACGTATAAATCGCTGGGCTAATAGACAATGTAGCTGTAGAAGAACCAGTTGCAGCAGCAGTTACAACGAACTGTTGCAAGCTACCTGTTGACTCACGGGTTTGTGGGTTAACAGCGTATACGCTAGCGATTGTAAATACATCACCTACGTTCCAAGTCTTGCTTGAGCCTGTAAAGCTAATACCTAAAGTAGCTTGACCTTCAGTAGCAACGGTTGAAGTTACAGTAATGGTTGTACCCCAAGCACCAGTTGTATGTTGCTTGATAGATTGGCTCATGTTAACTTCATCAAAGCCCAATACACCCATACCCATCATGCCGTTCTTAAATTGACGGCTGATTGTGTCTGTAGGATTAAACAGACCTTTCATGCCTTCAACCAAACCTGCGTTGGCTGCTGGGTTAACAGTAGCGTAACGTGGGGACATAACAGCAGCGTTTTCGTTCAATTTCTGTTGAGCTTGTAACAGCACCAAAGAAGTAGAAGGAGTTGTGCCAGGTGTGCCAACTGAGTTATAGATTGCTTTGTAGCTGTTTGCTACGTCTGCATCAATAGAAGAAGCCAACTGAGAAATACGTGGTTTTAAAACACGCTCTGCAAAGTCATCTAACTGCATAGTCAATTCAGCAGAGGTGAAGTTAACACCAATGTGCTTTTGTGACGCTACAGTCAAAGTTGTGAACTGCTCGTTGTCGTCTTGAACTTGCAAGGCGGCACCGTCAGTTACCAAAGCGCGGTCTGGTAAGCGGATACGGAGGGTTGAACCAATTTTGGCACCTTCAACAGCGAAAGAGTCATCATATTGGCGGTTTACGTTACGTGTAATTACAAGGTTGTTCTCAAGGATTTCGAGAGCTTTTCTTGTAATCATGTCGATGGTTAAGATCGAATTTGACATAATAAAGTCCTAATTAAAAAATAGTTAGCGGTTTCTCTGCGCTTCCCACTTCTTGATCTGACGTTGACGGTCAGCTTCAATCCACTCTGAAGTCGTCATGCTTTTAATGGCACGCGGATCCGTTGTGTCTGTTGCTGAAGATCCAGAGGATCTTGCCGTAATCGGAGCAATTGGTGCTGGGGCGCTCGAAGTCTTTTTTACTACGGGATTATCGGCTAATTTAGCTTCAATTTTCCCTAATTCTTTAGCCTGCTGAAGCGGCAATAAACGAGAAATACGATCAGCTTCTTTCGGATTAGACCCTAGGTAATAAGCCATGTCGGGGCCAACATCGGAAGATTGAATCGTTTGAGCCATTGCGTCAGTGATTGGGAGCCTAGGGTTATACGCAACTTGTTCAAAGTCATCGTACTTATTCCGTGCTTCTTCTTCTCTGTCGTGAAATGCCTCAAGAGTTTCGGACTGCATCCTAGCTTGTTCACGCCTAGCAAGCAATTCTTCTGCCTTACGCTCTGCCAATACCTCGGCATACTCGTCAGGTGAATTAAACTGCTCAATCGGCGGGATTTCTACTGGAGTTTTAAGCTGCTTTTCAGCGGCTCTAGCTACCTGTTCTCTTTCCCACTTACGTTGTTCTCTAGCAAGTCGTTTACCAATAGCGGCGTCCAATTCTTCTTGGGAGAAGGTTTTGGGTGCTTCTGCTGTTGGCTCTACTGCTTCCGGCGCTACTTCTTCAGTAACAGGTGCAGCCGTTGCTACCTGTTCTGGCGCGGCAGTTGAGTCCGCTAAGACTACTTCTTGACTTTCGTCCATTTCAATGTTTCCTTAAGAAACCCTGGTGTATCGCACCAGTACGATCTAAAAAATTAAACTTCTATTGACGCAACTTTAGCTTGGAAGGCTTTAATTCGCTCATCCAAGGCATTTCGGTCTGCGTCTATTTGTTTTTGTTTTGCCTCTAAATCAGACTGTAGTTTAGCTAAAGAAGCTTCATTGTCAACTACGGCCTTTTTGTGTTTTTCTGCTGTTTTTGTCAGATCGGCTAGATTTGTTTCATATTGACCTTCACGCTTATTTAGGTCTGTTTCACGCGTGTCTAAGGCTTTTTTTAGTTCTTTAGCTGCCGCATTAGCTTGTTTAGCCTGGTCTAAATTGATGTCGGCCTCTGCTTTTACGCTATCAGCGTAAGCCTGGGCGTCTGAACGCAGCTTATTGGCGTCTTCAACAGCGGACAGGGCGCCTTGACGTTTAGCCAATTCATCGCATAAAACAGCCATTTTGCCAAGATCTTTCAAAAAATCTTTGGTGAAATAGTCCATTAATTTGCTAGAGTCAATACCGCCAGAGCCGTTAGAGAGATCCATGTCTATTCCTTACGCGTAATAAGAGATATTGAGCTTGGCGCTGCCAGTTTGCTCAATAAATTGAATGTTTTTTAAATTGCCGTCGTACTGTAAAGTGACGCCAGCCGCCAAAGGCATACCAACCGAAGCGGTCGGGGCTATACCATCATCACGCCACCGAACAGTTTGTGTTTCAGGGGTAATTAAGGCAAAAGTCGGTTTTTGGTTAAGCCCAGTTAAGTCAGTGGCAGGCACTGTAAGGCTCTGAGCCGAACTTAGGCTTGTAATCTGTTGATAACCAATACATACGGTTATCGCTTTTAAATTCATAGACATTAATATCTCCCTCGTTCCGTGAATGACCGGAGTTTTACATAAAGTTGTGTCGCCGCAGTAATAATACTACCAAAAAAACCACCTGCAAAGAAAAATCCGTTAAAAAAGTTACCCATGTTAGCAGTCCTTTTTAGAATGTGTACCATTGAGTAGTTGTAGTAGCCATTAACTCAATAGTTGAGCCAGCAGCCAAGGTAAATGCAGCATTAGCCGCTAAAGCATTAATCGTACCGCCTGTTGCTGGATAAATACTTAAAGTATCCGCACTATCTGAGTTTCTAATTAGGATACGCATACCAGCTACCGCAGTTGGTAATCTTACTCCAGCAGCCGCAGCCGTTACTACAGTCACATTATTGATATTAGAAACTAATCCAGTAGCCGTTCCCTGTGTAGTACCAGCTGCACTTACTGCCGCAGTAATACTGTTTACAACTAAACCACTTAATGTAGTTGTGCTAGTTGCACCTGATACCGCAGAACCAATAGCAATAGTAGTAGTAGAACCTGATACACCAGCCGTACCAATATTCATTGTTTTGGTAGAACCAGATGCAGTTGCACCAGCTTGAATATTAGTTGTTTGGCTAACTGTAGATTGACCTACAGTTATTGTTCCAGTTCCAGATGTTCCACCTAATGTAAATGTTCCGCTAGTTTGTGCAGTATTAATAGATGTGTTTGCAGTTGTTACGCTTGTTGCAAAAGAAGCAGTACTAGAAGTAGCACCTGCCAATGACAATGTTGAAGTAGCACTTAAAGTACCGCTAACAGATGTTGTAGCGAATTGCGAATTTCCTTGAACAGTTAAAGTTCCATCTACATAAGCATTAGACTGTGCTGCTAAGTTACCTTGTACTCTAGCGTTGCTAGTTGTATTAAATACATCGGTTACTGCACTAATAGAGTTTGTTGCGGTGTTATATTGAAATACTGTGTCATTAGCTGAGCCAACCAAATAAACACGATTGTCGGCAGTAGAATCAATAAATAAACCTGTAGGGCTAGTTTCTTGGAAGCCAATATAAAAGTGATTTACATAAGTAGCTGTGCTTACATTCCAAGCAGTTCCTAACAAGTATTCGTTAATATCATCGCCAGTTGTTCCCATAACCCACATTTTTGTACCATCAGCACTTAGGTTTACTTGTTGTGCATTTGCTTCTTGTGTTGATACACTAAACGAAATACTTGCATAAGAAGCAGTAGAAACATCCCAAGCAGTACCTAAAGTGTATTGAAATACTGCATCAGCAGTTGTTCCAATAACATACATTACTGTTCCATCAGTTTTAAACCAAAGACCAGTTGGTGTTGCTTCTTGACTTGTTACGCTAAACGATTTTGATGCGTAGGAAGCAGTAGAAATATCCCAAGCAACAGATAATGTGTATTGAAATACAGTATCGTTAGTACCGCCCATAACAAACATAGTTAAACCATCAGGTTTAAAAAACACATCCTGTGGTGAACTATCTTGTGCCGCAGTAGAAAATACTCTGACATAAGTTGCAGTTGAAACATCCCACGCAGTTGATAGTGTGTATTGGTTTACATCATCGCCAGTAGCACCGTTAACATACAGATTTAAACCATCAGGACTAAAAAATAATCCGTTTGGAGTTGCTTCTTCAGCCGTAACAGACTTACTTATACCTGAGTAATTCCAGCCAGTAATGCCTGTGTTTGGGGCTATTTCTGCATCTGTTCCGCTAGTAATAATGTCTAATGAAGCAAGCGTTGCAGTACCACCTGTAATGGCTACTGCGTTGGCGTTTTGCTCTGCCATTGTTCCTACGCCTGCTAGCGTATGGTTAGCGTTCCAAGCAGTTGCGCCTGTAGCACTAAAAGTAGCGTCAGAGGGTGTGCTGTGAGTAACGACTACTGTCATGCTAAGAACCGTAATTTATAGAGGGTTGTTAAATACAACTCAATAATGTTGTCTATTAATTGTTGCAAAGCGCTATCACTTTTATCACATACGTCGTAACGTACGGATTCAATCTCGGCAAGTTGAGATTCTAAAAACTCAATTACATTGCTAGTCTTTTTAGCCGACATCAAACTGATAGGGCCGATCAAACCGTGACGTCCCTGGTATGCCTCAGCAAATGAATCTGCCAAATCAATAATATTTTCGTAAAACTTCTGTAACGCTTTGTGTTTGGAGTAGCTACGGGTGTTAAGATGCACCGAATGGGTTACGTCACGGGCTAAAAAGAATATTCCTACAAAATCACACGCTTTCATTGTGGCATTCCTTGTGGTGGCATTCCTTGTGGTGGCATTTGTTCAGGTGGCATCCCTTCAGGAGGCATACCTTCTATTGGCATTGGTTGTGGTTCTTCAGGCATTTCCATTTGTTCACGCTGTAGTTCACTACCGACTAAATCGCCAGTATCTAACGCGGCGGCAATAGTACCCATAACAATGTCTTGAATCTGTTCAGCGCTCATACTGCCTTGAACCGTAGAAATACGCTGTGTTTCAGCCTGATATGCTTTAATGTCAGCCTCAAAGTTTTTACGTTCCATGTCTTGAGCTTCCATTGATTTGCTGACGTTTTGAAGCATGGTGTGCATACCTTCCATCTCTTGACCCATTGCTTGAATCTGCTGTTGTGCAGCTTGCAATGCAGGATCTTCGTCAGCAGTCGATAAAAGTTTAGGATCAATCGTCTTAGCCAAGCGTTCAGCCAACTCTTGCGAACCAGGCCAATCCATGTTTTTAACAAATAGATCGCCTGCAACCGCCCATAGCTGAGGATTGCCTTGCAAAATCTGAGCCATAGCGTCCATCGCTTCTTGGCGCTTAGTCATGTAGCCTGGGCCAGTAGTAGCCACTACATCGTAGTAACCTACGCTAGGGTTGTAGATTTTTTCAATCACAACGCCTGCTTCATCAACAATTTTCTTAACTGGCTCGTCTTGTTCAGGGTTAATCTTAGCCATAGACACTTCGCCATCAATACCAATCACGCGGGCGATGCGCGCGGTGTCATAGATCTTGGGGATAAGGTCAATTAATTGACGCGTTGCAAAACGAATTGCTTTAGTTAAATTGTCACCATAGTGAAACGTACCGACATCGCCTTGGCGTTCACGGGCAAGAATAGCTTTCCCCGAACGTTCGTTGCTTGTGGCACCTAAGCTCGAGTCATACTGTCCAGTAGTGGACTTGATATCGTCAGACGCGCCCATTTTGGCTTGGATAAGACCTGTTTGAGCCAAAGGCGGTGGGGCGCGTTGTGGAAGTGGCAGCGTTACGCCCATTCCATCAGTAACATCGGGATTAACTTCCAAATACGGC